AATTGCTCGAATATGGGAACCGACAGAACCGTATTTCGTTCCCTCTTCATCTACTCTTGCATCCACAACCTCTGCTGCATAGTCCTTATCCTTGTCAGTCGAAGCAGACACATTAGCATCCAGTCGCTTGTCCAACGTATCCATACGGCTGTTCAGCTCTGCCTTGTTGCTATTAGTAAGGCTTTCAGCAGAATTCACCCGACTGTTCATGTTGGATTCTGCGGTATCCACATACTGGATGAGACGTGCTTCTGTATCTTCCATTTCCTTGACAGCCTCTGCGATCTGCGCACTATAAAGACTGTATTGCATCCAGTAAATTTCATCCGAGATTGCAGTACCGACCGGCACAGGTCTTCTGCTGATATAGCTCTCACCGGACGCCTTATCCAGAACGATACTGAGTTCTTCGTATTCCTTATTGATATCCCATACACCATCGTGTTTCGGAACAATTCTTCTTCCAATAAATTTAGACATAGGATTCTCCCTTCTGCCGGACAATTCCGGCTACAACTACTATCGGTTCATCCAGCAGATTGGGAGGCCCTGTCTTGGGAAAATCAAGGGTTACATAGTACCCCCCCCCCGAATTTTCTGACGATTCATCATATTGTTTCCTTTCCCGGCATAATGCCGTTTTATTTGCTGTCTTCCGTCAGCCATGCACGGATCTGGCAGTAATAGCCGTCTGCCCATGCCTGATAGCCTCTTCCGGACGGGTGGATGCTGTTGGTCAGCGTCCGGCTGGTTTCCGTGAATCGGTTCGTCACCGGCTTATCCGAATACGGAAATGCCAGACGGCGGTCCGTGCGAAGACCGTGGGCAAAACAGGTCACGTTTTTGCGATACTTGCCAGCATCAAATGCCTTGATCAGTGCAAGGTTCAGCGTGTTGATGCTCATATGGAAGATACCCATGCTGGAACCGCACTGATAAGAATAATCCGAGCCGGGACCACAAAGACCGATACCGATCTTGCAGTTCGGGAAGCCCGTTTCCTTATCCAGCAGCGCATCGATGAACTGCTTCGCCTGATCCACGAACTTCTGCACCTCTGCTTCCGTGCGGTACAGTGTAGTGCCCTGTGACACATCATTGGTGCCAAGTGCGATCAGAAAGTAATCGATGCCCTCATAGCCGTTGGTCTCGCAGTATTTCTGGAAATCCAGACGGCCTTTGATCTTGTCCCAGAACGCATTCGTTTTGCCGGCGTAATCCGTATCTGCCAGATACCGGGCAAAGGTCCAGCTGCCGCGTCCTTCGTGCTTGCCGCCAGACGGTCCTCTCGTTCCCAGCTGGTGGATCACGCAGTCATTATCCTCTGCCAGCAGACGGTACACTTCCGTTGCCACAGAACCATTGTCCACGAGAGAGTCTCCACAGATGCAGATATTCTTCGTGAGCTTGTCCTTCAGCTTATGGTGAACCCTGACCTGGACAGGTTTGGACGATACCGTATGGCAGTCATCTTCATCCAGACGGCAGACGGTCAGTGCAAAATCCGTACTGTCCTTCGTCGGCGTGTAGTTCATGCAGTACTCGTTCCGGGTCAGGCTCGGTGCATTCGTGCCTCTGGCGAGCACATACAGATTTTCCTTGCCATCGTGGCGGGAAAGACAGTCAAAGAAGATGGAAAGCTGGCGTCCCTCCATGCAGTCCCAGTGGGACGGGGTCACGATGTCATCCTCTACAGCCGGAGTAATGGCTTTCTGCACATAATCCGTGATACGCTTCGGGATGAAAGATGCCGCGTTATCTGCGAAGAGATCACCCGCTTTGTATTCCTTACCGCCCACAATGAACTTCACATCCGGGTGAATGTGCGGATTATACAGCTTGCTCTGATACCAGGATGCAATATAGAAACCATTCGTGCCCAGCTTGCGGAACAGGCTGGTATCGTACAGGTTGATGGTTCTCGTGCCAGCATCATAAGCAAGGATGCGCATCGGCATACCAAATGTCGAGCTGGGTGTGTTAAATGCCATCTCTACCGGATCGCCTGCCATGATCCACTCATAGTGGAACGTATCCGGAACACCCAGACACTTGGTACTGACCTGGATCGTACCGGCATCCTGGTCAATGGTAATACCGCCGCTTGCCAGATACATATGGCGGGAATCCTTACCGGCAAGATCCGTGCGGAGCTGCTGAAAGCGGTCCTCATACTTCTTTTCGATATAGGAATCACGCCGTTCTTCATCGAAAAGCTCACCAGCCTTATAAGTCGTGCCATCCAGCACAATGCTGAAAGAGGAACCCATGTGCGGATACCAGAAATGGTTTTCATACCATGCAGCGATATAGTAGCCGTTTACTCCCAATGCCCGGAACTGTGCAGTGTTGTAAAGATTGATCTGATCTATGGACGAGTCATAGGCAAGGATCAGCATGTGATGCTTTTCTGCTTCCGTACTATCCAACATCGGTACCGGCTCCTCACTAGCACTGATCCAGTAGTAAGCACCGTTATCGACAACCGCCAGGATACGTTTCGTGACCTGAATGGTGCGGTTGACCGTATCGATCGCAAACTGGCCTGTAGCGAGGAACATCTTTGCTGAACGGTACTTGTGCCAGGTCATCGCAGTATTCGCAATCTTGGCTGGATTGCCATAATCAATCCCGTTGATGACTGTACCGCTGCTCGAAGGAGCTGCGTACACCACATTCCAGTCAAAAAAGACCGCAAACACAAAGCGGCCCTTTGTGAATAGATCGCCCCAGCTATCGCCGCTTGTATTTTCCACCTTAATGACAGGGACTTCTGTCTTTTCTCCCGTCTCGTTTGCGGATGCTTCCGCACCATCATAGTAGATCGCCCACCATTTTCCCACTACTGCAAAGTCAAACGAGGTACTGTTTTCCGCCACCAGTTTCGTCTGCTCGTACTGTATACCATTTGTACGGCGGCAGACATACACACTCTTTCCCTCCGGGAATGTGACTGTCACCTTGCTGCCCGTGAACCTGATATCCACGCTGCCGTTCATCCACTGCCAGCCTGTTGCGTAATTTGACAGCAATCTCATCGGGAGCATATTGTCATAGAGGTACACCGAGAGCTTCGAGAACAGCTTTTCATTGGTGGTGACAGAGATGAAACGGGTATTCGGAAGCAGTGTGATCACATAGTTGTCATAGACCTTGCCGCTCTCTGCCCGGAAACAGCCACCGAGGAACTTACGGTCCATGTCATAGCAGACCACGTTGTTATAGTCATCCCGGCCGCTCATATAGCCGAACTGACCGTCCACCAGAATCGCATCACCGCTGACCGGGACCATGTGCGCCACGCGCCAGCTTTCCGAAGCTACAAGGTTGCCGTTCTGGTTTGCGTAACCATTTTTGATCACCCAGTTCTTCATGATATTCTGCATGGAACGCACCCTGCCGACCGCACGGATATTGTCACCGGCTGTGGGATAAGTCTTTCCCTCATCATCCACACGGGCATCTACAAGCTCCTGTGCATAGTTGGCATTTTTATCTGTAGATGCCTTGACGTTGGCATTGATCTGGGCTTTCAGCGTTTCTGCAGTCTTATCCATCTCGGACTTACTGGCCGCAACCGCACTGTTTGCGGCATCGACCTTCTGGGTGATATCCGCTACATCCTGTGCGGTCATCTTGCGCAAGGCTGCCACATCTGATGCAGTATCTGTACGAAGCTGCTCTACATCTGCCGCAGTATCCTTGCGGAACTGCTCCACTTCTTCTGCCGTATTCTGACGGTACAGAGCCATCTGTTCCGAGAACCGGGAACACATCGCCCAGTATTCCTCCTGTGACAGAAGCGTTCCGGCCGGTACAGGTTTCCGGCTCATATAGCTGTCGCCTGTGGATTCCTCATACACAATGGTAAGAGGCTCATATTCTTTTGCTTTGTCCCAGACACCATCATGGCGAGGGACGATTCGGTTTCCGATATATTCCGACATATTTTCCCCTTTCCCGGCTCTATCAGCCGTTTGTAAACTCTACGATCAGCCGTCCGTCACCGCCCATTGAGAAGATGAGCTTCAGACCGTCTTCAGTGGTGAAAGCAAGATAGCCGTCATCCGTAACCGTACAGTTCAAAAGATTTTCAATGAATTTCTGGATGGTGCTGGATTCCGACTTGTCACTGAAACCGAGTCCATCCTCCGACACAACAGCAAAATAGCCAGCATCCGTGATATACACTTCCAGCAGTCCCTGACGGATGGCTTCCACAACACCGGCGTAGGTATAAGTGGCGATCTTGCCGTTGTTGATGGCTGCCCGCTCCACCTTCAATGTGAGGGAAAACGAACCAAGAACATCCCCCGCTGTGCTGAGCATAACAACATCCAGCGGAAACCGCCCGGCCTGCGCCGTCATGAAGGTCGTGATTGTAAAGACGACCGCCCCATTTTCAACAAACACAAGGTCGGATGCCGTCTCGCTGGTGTAATGAAAGATCGTGCCGTCCGGTCTGGTACCGGAACAGGCAACGATACAGTCCTGCGGTACAGAATACTGTACCGAGTTGTTATACAGGACACATCTGACTTTCCGTGCCCTGTTATCATACTGTTTGACCGGGACTGTCACCGGGATCAGATTCTCCGTCAGTGACAGCTCCACTTCCTGATAAATGCTTGTGATCATTACGCACTCCCTCCTTCCTGATCCGTCTTCTTGTCATCTGTTTCTTCTTTGTTTTCCGTATCCTTATCTTCACCACCCGGCTTTTCGATATCTGGTGTTTCTGGCTCGGTCGGTGTGGTCGGCTCGGTCGGTTCCGTCGGCTCATAGCCAATGGTCTGCCACCGTTCTCCATCCCAGAGCTTTAACCGAAGGTTCTTCTTATCGACCCAGAGCGTATCTGCTGCCGGGGCCTCCGGTGCGGTTTCCGATACCGGGATACTCGGCTGGTACTTTTCATCCAGTTCTTTTTCAACCTCTTCCGACAGCTTCTTCGCCACACTGTATCTCTCGTCCAACTCCTTTTGCAGATCTTCTGAGATTTCCGTAAGGGTGCCATACCGCTGATCCAGTTCCTCATACAGCTCTTTGGACAGCTTTTTGGCAGTTTCGTACCGCTGATCGAGTGTTTTCTGAAGCTCGGCAGAGATAGAGGTCGCTGTTTTGTACCGCTCATCCAGTTCCTTCAGCAGCTCCTCGGAAAGCTCCGTGGCTTTCTTGTAGCGGTCATCCAGTTCCTTGAGGGTTTGTTCCAGCAGGATCGCCGTCCTGACTGCCGTGTCATCCGACTCCCAGCCATAGCCCCACGTTTTACCGCCATCCGTGGATACAAACAGCCCGGCAGAGCTGTTCTTCCATGCGACCGTGGACTGTTTCAAAGTCGCCGCATTGAATGCATAACGGGTCGTGTTTCCCTTGCTGTCCGTCTCATTTTTATAATGTAGTCCAAACAGCGCAGCAAAAAGCGTACCGTCATAAATGATGGATGCCGTGATTCCACCGACCTGCTCTCCCACTGCTGTCTCCGCACGGACTGCCGTATCGTAGGCAATCGTTGCTGTATTCCGGATGCTGTTGAGCGAACCAGTCAGAGAAGAATTCCGGCTGCTGACCGTGGAGTTCGACAGCGTAATGCTGTTATAGCGTTCCAGCAGCGCATCATACTCGGTTTCGGTGACTTTGGAACTGACCTCAATGCCCAGCTTTGAGATATACACATGGACCGTATCACAAAGGGAGACACGCTCTGCTTCCACGATGTCCTCATACCCCGGCGTATTCCAGAGCTGTAAAAAGTCGATCTTGATGTCGATCTCCGGCTCCGTTAAGTCCGTGGTGTCGATATAGTTCTGTGCGTATTCCCGGAGTGCCGCTTCACTCGGCTTTTCCTGAAAATTGCTGGTACAGTCCAGCACGGTAACCTTCTGGTATGGGATCGACCGTTTGCTTTGCAGCACCACCTTCTCCGGCAGTTCCATAACCGCCTGGGTTTCATTGTCCACCCAGTACGGATGCACACCAGTGATCGTGTTCTCGATGGATTTCTCCATCTTGAAGTCTGTCAGGTTCTTCCCGTAGATGATGTGGACATTGTGATCCGCACCTCTGGTTTTATGAAACTTGACCGTGTAGCGATCCCACTCAAATTCACCGCCGAAGGTATCCAGCACGGAAGCATCCATGCCACCCAGACAGTTACGGAAGGACGATGGAACGCCCAGCGTAAAAGTTGCACTGGAGTCCACATCCGTCCAGACATCGAAAGGGCAGTCAGAAGCAGCGTGGCTTTTCAGCCCCTGCATTGCTCCCGCACACCCAGTCACTGAGAACGGGGAAACTGTGATGAAGTTCAGCTGGTAGGAAATGTGCCGAGCCTGAACTTCCAGCTTTCCATCTATCGGGGTCGTGATCTTGTAGATGCGGAACGGCTGAGACTGCATGGTATCGGATGGCTTGGCAAGGATGATATTCCCCTCCTCCAGCATCTCTGCATGGATGCCATCTGCCGGACAGACCAGCTTCAGTTCATAGCTTCCGTTTCTCTTTTCCGTTACGGTACAAGACTGTGCATCTGCCAGCTTTCCAATACCGTTATGATTGAACTTCATCTCTGTTGATGCATATAAACATGGGATCACTGGCTGCACCTCCCTCTTACAGCGTCCACCAGCGTGGAGTCACCTCCACCGCCGTGATGCCGCCTGTCCATGCGATTTGTGTCTTTCCCTCCGGCAGTTCCGGGAAATCATCCGAAAGGATGGTCTCATTGCAGAAGCCGGAAGCGTTGTAAGCGTTGTGCGTTTCACAGTTGAGCAGCACGTAGTCCTTGATGCTGTGGATGGTGATCTTCTCCTCACCCACATACAGTTCGCCGCCAGAATCCCCGTAGATCTTGAAGATAGGCTGTGCCGGAAAAGCGAAGGGGTTCTTTAAGGTCGACCTGCCATCCAGCCGGATCACCCTCTGCCCATCCACGCTCCACCGCTGGGGCTTACAGTTGAATGTCAGCTCCATCTCGGCGGCTTTCTGGGCAGTGACATCAAAGGCAACGGCATCCTTGCAGACCGCCATCCGGAAGAAATCCGGGTCGTAGGTATCCTGCAATTTCTGATACCCGATCGGAGATAACAGCCACGCCTTGACCGCTGCTGTCTTGGCTGGCAGACCATTGAAGAAAAATGCCTTATATTTGATATCCACATTCTGATATCTGCGCCTGCCTGTCCTTGCATTCTCAGTGATGATGTCCCCGTTCCTGCCGGGTACAGAGGTTCTCTCCACATCCGCAGCCGGGGAATCATACACACCGGGACCAGACAAATATAAAAGGAAGTCTTTGCTGGACTTCCCTGCAAAGGACAGATACTGTCTGGCGTATCTGCCTTTAAGCTGAAACCGTGATACTGTCTGCTTTGGGGTGTTATAGCCCATACGCATCTTCTCCTCACTTGAACACCGAATCATCTTCGTGGATCATGCCGTTGATCTTGTCCGCAACGGTCTGTGCCAGTTCGTCATCGTTCCGGGCGTTATAGCCATTGACTGTGATATACACACCGCCAAGGTTGGTCGTCCGGGTGGTGCCTCCTCCGGCCAGAGCCGCTTGTGGGAAGTTCCAGCCAGAGCCATCGAAATGCGGCAGAGTCAGTGCTGGGAGACTGAAGGAGCTTACACCAGCCATTCCCTGCTGTACCTTTGCTGCCATCGACTGGATCTGGCTGATAAGACTACCCTCGCCTTTCTTGACACCGCTCGTCAGCAACTTCATGAAGTCAGGCATATAGGTGTCTGCATCAGACAACGGGCCCTCGTCCGGCACCGAAAAGTGGAGGAACGAGCGGATGCCCTTTGCCACACTCTTGACTGCACTGCCGACCCAGCCCACGCCCTTCTTGATGCCTCCTGCAATACCGCCAACGATGTCCTTGCCCCAGCTGACTGCCGAGGAAGCCACGTTCTTGATACCGCCCCAGATGGACGATGCCACATTGCCAATAGCAGATGCCGCATTGGAGATACCGTTCTTGATGGCATTTACTCCATTCGAGAATACCGAAGTGACCTTGTTCCAGATATTCGTGACTCCTTCCCGGAAGCCATCGCAGTTTTTCCAGAGAGCGGTCAGTCCAAGACCGATGCCGCCAACGGCTGCCACTGCGATACCTGCAGGACCCGCCAGGCCAGCAAGTGCTGTGCCTGCGGATGCGAGGAAACCACCTGCGGAGCTTGCTACGCCTGCAAGAGCCGTACCCGCACCTGCCGCCAGACCAGATACGGCCGTGCCAACCGAGCCGAACAGTCCTGCGATTGCGGAGCCGGCAGAACCAGCAATTCCGCCCAATGTGGAACCCACACCAGACAGAAGCCCAGAAAGACTGCCGCCTAAGCCACCGATCTTCGTCACTACACCGGAAAGCAGCCCGCCCAGATTCGACAGGATTCCCCCACCGCTGGAGCTAAGGCTTCCCAGCTTCGAGATAATGCCAGTGATGCCTTCTCCGAGGCCGCCCATCTTGGAAGTCAACCCGGAGATCAGGTTGCCAAAGTTCGACACGATCTGACCGCCATCTGCACTGCCGATTTTCGACAGGAAACTGCCGATGTTGGACAGCAGGCCGCCGCCGTTCTCTGTGCCGAGAACATTGCCGAGGTTCTGCATCGTACTTCCAAGGTTTCCGATGGTGTTCTTCATGGAACCGAGCTTGTCCACAAGCCCCGTGACCGTATTGACCGTGTCACCGACCTTGCTGATGCCGTTGCCGAGGCTCTTTAAGAAATCCGAGTTGAAGGTATCGCCAAGGCTGCGGATCGCATTCCCAAGGGAACTGGTCTGAGAACTCAGCTCTCCGATGGATGTTTTCATATCCGCAAAGCCCTGCTTCACCTCATCGCTCATATTTCCGACAGCGGCTTTTGTAATCCCCTGCAGGTCCGTCCAGAGCTGCTGGAACTGGGTCTTCATCCCGGAAAGCCCGGACATCAGCTGAGACTGGATACCGCTTCCCACATCCCTTGCAGCACTACCGATACCGCTCTGACTTTTCTTGATCGTAGTAGCAAAACTGCCGACCACGGAATCCATCCAGTCGCCCAGAGAATCTACCGGGGTCGTAAGGTTGTTGCTCATAGACCCGGCAAGTCCCTGCACGGCTTTCACCACCGACTTGACATTTTTTTTAATGCCGGTCGCCAGCAGCTTCATGAAGTCGGGCATATAGGTATCTGCATCAGACAGAGGTCCTTCATCTGGTACAGAGAAATGCAGCAGACTTCTGACCCTGCTTGCGACATTTTCCGCCGCTGCGATCACGGAACCGGCCGCTGCCCGGACACCTGCCGCCATCTGGGAACAGATATCTGCGCCCCAGCGGTATGCAGAAGAAGCAATCGAACCGAGCGAGTTAAAACTGCTCCTGATACTTGCAACACCGGAAGAAACCGTGCTGCGCAGGCTGGACATTGCCGAAGACACCGTGGACTTGATGCTGTTGAAGGCAGAGGTCGTGGTGGATTTCAGTGTGTTCCAGCCGCTTGTGGCCGTACTGCGAACTGCGGATACAGAGGAAGTTGTAAGACTCTTGATGCTGTTCCATGCAGTCGTGATGACCGTCCTGATACCATTCCAGCTGGTGTTCGTCAGAGTTTTCACTGCGTTCCATGCGCTTGTCATGGAAGATTTGACAGAAGCAGTTGCCGAAGTAGTCAGAGACTTGATTCCATTCCATGCTGTGGTGATAACACTCTTGATACCGTTCCAGCTGGTCGTTGTCAGCGACTTTACCGCACTCCATGCACTGGTCATGGAAGATTTGACAGCTGCTGTCGCAGAGGTCACATTGGATTTCACCGCCGCAAAGCTGGTCTGGATGGTGGTCTTGATGCTGTTCCATGTGCTCGTGGTACTGGTTGTAATGGAACTCCATGCGGATCTCATCGCGGCACTCACACCTGCCGTTCCGGTCTTCACCGTCTGGCTGATGGCCGCCCAGCTCTTACTGTATGCCTGCTCCACTCCCCTCATGGAGTTGGTGATGGAAGTAGACAGCGTGGTGGACAGATTCTCTGCCGCCGCAGTTACAAGGCTGGTGTTGGTCGTGATGCCGTTTGCCAGTCCCTGCATGAAGTCCGGCATCCAGCTTTCCATATCTGCCAGAGGCCCCTCATCCGGCACAGAGAAGTGCAGGAAAGAGCGGATACGGTCCGCCACTCCCGATACGGCGCTTGCCACATCCTGAATCCTCGACTGGATACCGGACACAATGTTGCCGATCATGTCCGAGCCCCACGAGAATGCCTGTCCAGCCAGACCCTTGATAAAGGAAACTGCACTGTTAAAGCCGTTCGTGATGGTGGACTTAATACCGGAAATGGTAGAGGAAATCCCGGATTTCATCGAGTTAAAAGCTGTGGTCGCCGCGCTCTTGATGCTGTTACTGAGGGACGAAACCGTAGACTTCATGGCATTCCAGCCGGAAGAAACCACCGATTTGATACCATTTACCACACCGGAGATTTTGCTGCTGATGGCGCTCCAGATGGAAGAAACCGTGGACTGGATTGCTGAAAGGACAGTCGAAATGACCGTCTTGATTGCATTCCATGCCGTACTCATCCGGGTCTGAATGCCAGTCAGCAGCGGAGACAGGAACGATACAATAGCGTTCCATACAGTTGTCACCGCGGTCTGGATTGCAGTTAGCACCGTAGATATGGCTGTCTGGATCGCGGACCAAACCGTAGAGAAAGTCGTCTGCAATCCAGTCAGGATCGGAGTCACAAAGGCGACGATGGCGTTCCAGATGGAAGTGATCTTCGTCTGGATCGCAGTCAGTGCTGCACCGATCAGGATCTGAATTGCCTGCCAGATGGTTTCAAACAGATATTTGAACGCATCCAACAGAGGTTTCATGGTGTTGTAGATGCCATTCCACACCGAAGTGATCGTCGTGCTGATGGTGTTCATGACCGTAGAAATCGCAGTCGAGATCGCCGTCCACACAGTTGTCACCGTGGTATGGATCGTATTCAACACAGAAGAAACGGCTGTGGAAATGGCAGTCCAGATGGTGCTGAAGGTCGTCTGGATACTCGTAAGGACAGTCGTAAAGAAGCTCGAAACTGCAGTGAACACAGTCGTTGCCACACTCTGGATAGCAGAAACTGTGTTTGAAAAGAAGCTGCTGATTCCGCTCCACACGGTCTCAAAGAAGCTCTTGATACTGCCCCAGACCGTCTGCCAGTCCGTACCGAACAGCCCAAGAAACACATCCAGTGCGCTCTTTAATGCGGTAAGAGTCGTAGAGAATACAGACTTCACGCCATCCCAGATACTGGAGAAGATACCCTTCACCGCTTCCCATGCGCCACTCCAGTTGCCGGAGAACACATTGGAAAAGACATCGAACAGACCCAGTAAGGTATCCAGAACGACGCCGAGGATGGTCGAAATATTCTGGAATGCTCCCTCAAACAACGGGGCAAGCACCTGACAAAGGCCATCCCAGACTGCTTTCAGTACCTCGGTGACATCCTTAAAATCAAAGCCCAGCCCATTGATCCGCTGTGTCAGCTGATCACAGAACCCTTTCACCTTGGAAACGATGTCGTTCCAGATACCGGTAATGGCAGTACGGAATTCCTCGTTCGTATTCCAGAGGTTCATGAACGCCGCCACCAGTGTGCCGATGACCGCCACCACTGCTACGACCGGCCCGGACAGACCACCCAGAACCACACCCAGCTTGCTGAACACACCGCTGGCACTGCCCACATGGGTGATAAGAAGCCGGACACCCTTTGCAAGAGAACTGAATCCCCGCATCGCTGTGCCGACGGTCGATATGGTCTTGCCAAGCACAATGAGCAGCGGACCGATGGATGCCGCCAGGAGCCCGATCTTGATGATCGTTTCCCTGGTACCCTCATCCATGCTGTTGAGCTTGTCCACGAACTGCTGCACGGCAGATACGATCTTGCGGATGGTGGGCATCAGGATATCGCCAAAAGAAATAGCCAGCTCCTCCAGCTGAGATTTCAGGATGGTGAGCTGACCATTTAAGTTGTCCTGCATGGTTTCTGCCATGCTCTCGGATGCGCCGTCACAATTTTCAATGGCACCACGCAGTTTGTTGATGTCCGTCTCGCTGGAATTCATCAGGGCAAGGAAACCGGACATCGCATTCTTGCCGACCAGTGCCTCTGCATTGGATGCTTTTTCAGATTCGGTCAAGCCGGAGAATGCTACACGGCAGTCTGCGAGGATATCGTTCAGGCTCCTCATACTGCCATCTGCATTGCTGGTGGCAATCGTAACCTCACCGATGTTCTTGCCTGCAAAGGTCACTTCACCGGAAAGGTTGTTCATGATGGTACGAAGGGACGTACCAGCCTGCGAAGCCTTGATACCACTATTTGCCATAAGTCCGATGGCTTCTGCGGTATCCTCTGCCGAGAACCCCAGCGCACCGGCAATAGGCGCACAGTACTTGAACGTCTCGCCCATCATGGAGACGTTGGTGTTCGCATTGGAGGAAGCGGCTGCGAGGATATCGGCAAAATGCCCAGAATCCGCAGCGGATAAGCCGAACGCGGTAAGGGCATCGGTAACAATATCTGAAGTCGTAGCGAGGTCTTCACCCGAAGCGGCCGCGAGGTTCATGACGCCCTCGATGCCGTTCAGCATGTCAGAAGTCTTCCATCCGGCCATGGCCATGTATTCCATCGCCGAAGCTGCCTCGGATGCAGAGAACTTGGTCTTTGCACCCATCTCACGGGCTTTCGCACGGAGCTGGTCAAAGTCATCCCCGGTCGCACCGGAAATGGCAGAGACCTTACTCATCTCGGAATCAAAATCGGCTGCGGTCTTCACTGCGGCAGTGCCAAGACCCGTCACAGCGGCAGTCACCGGAAGGAACTTCTTGCCTACATTCTCCACAGAAGATCCGATGTTCTGGAGCTTTTCTCCAGCTTCATCGATCTTGGCAAGCGTCGCATTGGTAGTAGCCGCCTGATCCTGTAAGGATCGCAGATTCTGTTCGGTCTCCACGATCTCACGCTGAAGAGCATCGTACTGCTGCTGGGTGATCTCACCGTTGGCAAGCTGCTCATTAGCCTGCTGTGCGGCAGTTTTCAAAGTTGCCAGCTTTTCCTTAGTGGCTTCAATGGCATCCTTCAGCATCTTCTGCTTCTGGACGACCAGTTCTGTATTGGAAGGGTCCAGTTTCAGGAGTTTGTTGACATCCTTCAGTCCGGACTGCGTCCCCTTGATTGATTTGTTTACACTTTCCAGTGCTTTGGAGAGCTTTGTGGTATCGCCGCCGATCTCAACGGTGATGCCCTGGATTCTGGATGCCATTTGCGTAACCACCTCCTCGCAGGCATGAAAAAAGCCCATCTGCACGAAGCAGACAGGCTAAAGGAAAAAATGCTATTAGCTGTGTATCAAAGTCATCCTTTCAGCATACAATATATTTATCAGTAAATTTATCGACTAACCGGTTGATATTTTTGCAAACGTGTGCTATAATGCAATCAAAGAAAGGAGTTGACGATTATGGCTTCTGTTATGAGTGCTATTACCAACACTGTTCCAATCACCCAATTCAACCGTGGTCTTGCCGGAAAAATATTTGAAGATGTCAAGCAGTGCGGTGCCAAGGTTGTTATGAAAAACAATGCTGCCGAATGCGTTCTCATCTCCCCGGACGAATATGTCCGTTTAATGGATGAATTAAATGATGCTCGTCTGCTGGCTGTTGCTTCTGAACGTATGGCACACTTTGATCCCACCTCTTTGATTTCTGAGGAAGAAATGAACCGCCGTCTCGGTGTTACAGAAGACGATCTCGCCGGTTTTGACGAGGTAGAAATCGAATGAGCTGGAAAGTTGAATACCTCCCTGAAGCAGAAAAAGACCTCAAAGGTTTAGATGGTAGCCAGCGCAATCTTGTTCTGAAAGCCATCAAAAAAGTTCAGCAAAATCCACTGCCTGTTGATGAACAGGGCTACGGCAAACCGCTCGGCAATCACAACAGCACTAACCTTGCAGGACTTCTGAAAATCAAACTCCGCTCTGCGGGTCTGCGCATTGTCTATCAGCTTCGACGTACTGAGACATCTATGATGATTATTGTCATTGGAGTCCGTGCTGATGAAGAAGTGTACGAACTTGCCCAGAAGAGAGTTCTGAAGCACGAAAAGTCCGATTGACTTTTTCTGCCTAATCGACTATACTTTGATGATGATCAGGTTTCGGTAACCTTGCGAGGTCCGAGACCGGGAAGATGACCTTTTGGCCACCTTCTTTACCCACTCAGCTGTGCACGGCTGGGTGGGATTTTTTATACCTTACCACCAGACG